ATCATCTCTCCATTTGTTAAAGCTTGGCAGGAAGGTATTACTGCTTGGCCGAAACGTCTGTTGATGGAGCCAGCTCGAACACGTCGTTTAGGTATCGCTTACCAAGGACTGGAAGAAACAGATTTGGATGGCGACGGGCGTGGTTTAATTTATAAAGATCCTGTTACCGGCAAGCCAGTGTTCTCATTGCCGCTAGGCGACAAGTCATACATGGTTCCAGCCGCTCTTAGTTCTGGAGCTTTAACCTCAGCTGCTTCAGTTGCGTTGCGCGGCCCAGCAGCTTTGCCGTTTGTGCTGGGTTCGGCTGCTGGTGCTGGTTTTCTTTCACAGAGAGGTGTGCCTGGAACTAATGTTCCGGGTGTACAACCAGAACTTACTTACGATGTTCAATCATTGAACATGGGTTTGCAAAGCGTGGGTCCCGGCTTGGGTTCAACTATTCAGATGGCTTTGGGTGAAGCTTCTAAATATGTCCCGATGGATCGTGATTTGTTGGCGATGTTGATGCCGTACGGAGTTCCAGAAGGAAACATTCTTTCTTCGAACATTCCGTCGTATATTAAGAAAGTATATGAAGTTGTGTCTGTAGTTGCTGGAGGTGACGGCGGCAAATTCATGACACAGTACACAGTTGAAGCTAAATCAGCTTTGCAGATGACTGGCAAGTATGACACCAGAGATGAGCAGTCGATGCGGGAACTTGACAAAGACGCTCAAAGCATGGCGTTGGGTTTGCTTCTTGTTCACACTGCGGCACAGTTCCAAGGACCTGCAAGACCAGATGTTGAGCTAATTGTTCCTACACAATTTGAAGGAACGATTGAAATTGATGATGTAGAAGCATGGTTTGACAGCAACGTCCCGTTGAGATATTTGGGTGCAGAGTTCCGTCGTTTACAAGAAGAAGATTACACGAACGCTGTAAGGAACTTCATTGACCTGTTTGGCTCAGATGCTTACCTTGTTATGGCTGGAGGTTCGAAAGCTAACGTTGAAGGTTTGTCCGCTACAAAAGAATTTGGTCGGTGGATGGACGATAACAAGGACATCATGGACGCTGTGCCGAGCATGTACGGCTGGTATGCCGGTGACGTAGGAAACGAATTTGACGGTTGGACATACAACCAGCTCATTTTGCGTGGTGATCGCATCAGGTTTGACGACCCAGAAATGCAGGAGCAATCTGCACAAGTCATCATTGCTCGAGCTATCTACCAAGAAGCGGTTCGTGCAGCTGGCATAAATCCTGACATTGCTCAACAAACGATTTTGAGGGCGCTTAAAACCGATTTGGAAGACCGCTACCCGATGTGGGCGGCTTCTGAACGAACGCTTGGTGAAAATCAACAGATGATTGAGCAGATACGAAACGACGTTTTTGAACTTGACGTGTTGGAAGACAACGAAGTTGCAATGGTCGCACGACAGTATTTTGAAATACGCGATGAGGCAATAAAAATCGCTGACGCTGTTCGTTTGGAGCGTGGAAGTTTGCAACCTACAACTAACCCGTTGTCTGGAAAACAATTCGCTCCGTTGCGTGCCAGGTTGAGATTGGCAGGTTTCTTGCTGTCAGATACCTATCCGGGATTCGAGCGCATGTGGAACGATGTATTATTTAGAGAAGTCGATGTGACTTACGACGAGGAACAGTAACCATTATGAGTACATATGATGACATTGTAGATCAATTGAGCGGCATGTCCCCAGAGGAGCTGCTGGCGATCGCCCCGTTTATCGAGATGTTCAGCGGGCTAGGTTACTTTGAGTCAACTAACTATCCTCCTCGACTAGCAATCGATCCTCTTTTTGCGCCGTCCGGCTGGAAACCTGAAGATGGGCCGTATAAGTACACGGGTCCTGGCATGGTTGATGTGGACGGAAAAGTATTGGTGCTGAGAGGTCAGGACGGTCAACCAATTCTTGACCCGGTCAATCAGAAACCAGAAGTCATTGTTTATGACCCTCGTGCAAGCGCAGCGCAAGAATATTTTGCAATGCAACAAAATCCTGAAAGGCAGGATGAGCTTGACTACATTTTGATGTTGCTTGAATCTAAAGGATATAAAACTGGCACGCTGTCAGACAACCTCGCAACGTTCACAAAGATTTTTCAAACAGCCAAAGATACAGGCGTGTCGTTCGCTCAAGTCATACAGAACATTCAGATGTATCAGCCAGACGCAGAAACAACTAATGACCAAGCAGGATTTAGAGTTACTCAGTTGTCATCTCCGGCAGATATCTCAACTATCGCTAACAACACTGCACAGCAAGCCATTGGTAGGAAGCTGACCGCAACAGAACAACAAGCGTTTGTCCAAGCGTTCCAAAACACTCAACGTGGCTATTACGCGCAAGTGAATGATCCTAACGCTATGGAGATCACTCAAGCTCCGTCTGTAGATGTAGCTGCACAAAACTTTATTTCGCAACAAGCACCAAAAGAACAAGTTGCGTATGACGCGTTAACTAATGTCGGCTGGTTAATTAACGGTTTGAGAGGGGTTGTCTGATGGCGACGGCACAAGAAGAACAACAGGCGGCGTGGGAAGAAGAACTGAAGGTACGCAGAACCTATTATTGGGATGTTCCTCAAAACCAGCGTTACGAGTATACAACTGATGAATACGGCAACACAGTTCTCACTGGCGCATCAGTAGCTCAAGCTGCTTATGACGCTGGTTTTCGTGGGGCAGAACTGTTTGTTGCTGTAGCAATTGCTTATCGTGAATCTATTGGATGGCATCCGACTGTTCATGGTTCATCCGCAAATAGAGACAGCGTTTTGGGTGACCGTGGTTTGTGGCAGATCAACGGAGTTTGGGATCAAGCATTAGTTAACGCGGGCATCCTTAAAAGCTTGAACCCTGAGGATCGAGCGCAATTGTTCGATCCGTTAGTTAATGCTAGAGCTGCGTTTCTACTTTACAAAGACGAAACCCAACAAGGGTTTAGCCCGTGGAGTAACGACGGAAAAATCTATAACCCGAACGGTAACTTCCTTAACGGCACGACCGAAGCATGGGAAAAAACAGCGCGAGCAATTGAAGATGCAGGGCTAGGGACAGAACTACGCCCTTTGTTCGACACAGGTTTTTACTCAAAACTTGCTGACGGTTCAATAAAACTTGGAACACGTCAACAGTTGTCGGCAGCTTTACCTGCACTTGAAAATAGTTCACCGTTCCCAACGTCTTACCCTGGTTCTGTTCCTGCTTATCCGGGCGAGCTGACCGCTGTCGAGCAAAGCGCAGAAGATTACACATCTATTTTGCGTGACTTGGTTGCGGCAGAATTTGACTGGCGACCAAACTGGAAAGAGGAAAAAACTGCTCCTGCTGTTGCACAACTAAGGGAACAGCCAAATCCTTACGCGTCTGCTGACGCTGCTATGGCTCAACCTGGAAACATTACGCCAACCACACCAGTTAATCCTCCCGCAACTACCACAACAGCCAACCGTCCCGCAACTACGCAAAACGATGATTACGGTGCCGCTGACGCAGGCATGGCTCAACCCGGCAACGTGCCTCAACCTGCGCCAGACAGCGGACCGACCGGAACTGGAACCGGGCAACTGCCGCCAAACCCGTATGAAATACCTGCTTCATATGTTGGCATGCTTATCAATGGCCTCGAGGATTGGGCTGCTCAAGCGATCAATACTGGCAACACCGCTGGTTTAACTCCTAAGCAACTTGCTTCTGTGACTCGTGTTCAGTCGGTGATGGGTAATTTCCCGTACGCCGCTGATGACATAAACTCGATGGAGTTTGTTTATGCTTGGGATGGTGGAGTAGACAGTTTGGAGCGGCTCATTTATGCGGCTAATAGCGAGCGCACAAATTTTGAGCCGGGGTTTCAAGTTCCTCCTTTGGGTTCTGCTGGGTCAATTCCCTCTACACCGACAGCTCCTGCAACAACAACAGATTATGCGGCAGCTGATGCAGGTTCACTAGACACTGTCACAAGAACCAATATTCCTTCAGATCCGTATGCGGCAGCTGATGCAGGTTCACTAGACACTGTTGCTAGAGAAACTGTTCCTGTTGACCCGTATGCGGCAGCTGATGCAGGTTCACTGGACACCATTACAAGGACAGACACATCTGACCCGTATGGTCGACCAACCAGCGGTGCAGGTTTCGGTCGTGGCGAACCACAACCTCCAACACCAGCCAGTGGATCAACCGGGACTGGATCAACCGGCACTGGCACTGGCGGTTTGGGTTCAGGTGTTACACAAGTCAACATCCCAGACACTTGGGAAGAACTAGCCGCCTCAATGTACCCTGCGTACTACGCAATCGTCAACAATTACCCTGACGTAAAGCAACTCATTCAACAATCAATAGCTGAAGGTTGGAGCGAAGCCAAGTTCATGGCAAAACTTGCCGAAACTAACTGGTGGAAAACCACTACAGAAAGCGCGCGTCTATGGGAAACCCTCGTAGCGACAGATCCCGCCGAAGCCAACCGTCAAGTCCAAGAACAAATCGCTAATCTACGCAAAGCATCAAACGACTACGGTGTCACACTGACCGACACGCAACTAACCGAATTGGCTACAGACTCGCTCAAAGGAGGTTTCTCAAGCCAGCAAGTGGTTAACGCTATCGGCATGCTTGCTTTGCAAGGAGGAACCGAAGGTGTCACCGAGCTGAAACAAGGATACTACGGGCAAGAAATGAAAAAACTGATGGCTCAATACGGAGTCACATTGTCCGACATCGAATTCAACAAACAGCTAAACGACATCGCAGTCGGAGCTTCATCTCTAGACAAATTCCAAGACTTCACTCTAAACCTGGGCAAAAGCATGTTCCCTGCGTTAGCAGACCAATTTGACCAAGGAAAAACGTTTAGCCAGTTGACAGATATGTACAAACAAAAAGCTTCAGAAGTTTTGGAAATCGATGTGGACTCGATGACGTTCACCGATGACCAATGGATTAAAGCTGTTCAATACCAAGATCCCAAAACTAATGAACCTCGCATGATGTCGTATTCGGAATGGACCGACTACTTGAGGCAGACACCTTCGTTTGGTTACCAGTACACCGATAACGCCAAGGAAAAAGCGTACTCAACAGCTAACCGTTTGGCTGAAATGTTTGGAAAGGTCTAACAATGGCAACCGACGAGTTTTTTGCGAACAGAACCGTGTCGAGCTTTGACAACGATGTTGAAGATGCATTTGACAGCGAAGAAAAACAATCAGCGTTCAGCATCATCAACGACGTTCTCAAAATGTACGGTCTAGAAGACCTCACAGGTTTCGTGCGAGATTTTATTTTAGACAACGACGTAGTCAACGAAAATGTTTTGCTAGGAGAGATCCGTGGCACAGACGTATACCAAAAACGTTTTGCAGCGAACATTGCACGCCGAAACGCCGGGATGAACGTCCTGTCAGAAGGACAATACGTTGCGCTTGAGAACACTTACCGTCAATATTTGCGGCAATCTGGCTTGCCTCCTTCGTTCTACGACAGTAACGAAGACTTCCAAAATTTGATCGCAAACGACGTTTCGCCCGCAGAACTAGCTGAACGTGTCAACCAAGGGTACGAAGCAATCCAGTTCGGCAACCCTGACGTGATCAATCAAATGCGTAACTTGTATGGCGTTACCGAAGGACAACTAGCGGCATATTTCTTAGATCCAGAAAAAGCCACACCAATTTTGTTGAACCAAGCTCGAGCCGCTGAAGCTGCTGCTGGTGCGGTTCAAGGTGGAGGTTATCTGTCCAGGCAGGAAGCAGAGTTGTTGGCACAAGAAGGTGTCACCATGGAACAAGCCCGCTCAGGCATCGCCGCAATCGAAGAAGGACAAGAACTTTTCACTCCGCTGATCACAGAAACCGACCAATTCAGCCGTGAGGAACAGCTTGGAGCAGTATTTGGAACGGACCCAAGAGCAGCTCAAAGGCTTCGCAAACGTGCGCGTTCCCGTCAAACAATGTTTGAACAAGGTGGTGGTTTCGCCGGTCAAGGCGCAGAACTCACAGGACTCCAATAAATTATGCTATGATTGTTCCGATGCCCACGGTGGGCAGGAACCCCGCAAGGGAGACATAGCAGCGTCATTACCTGCCTCCGGGTAGTGATTGGGCAGAGGAGTGTACATATGGACAGCAATTTCGATGAAGCTGACGGCAGGAACCCGGTTCGCGACCGGATGAAGCAGCTGGAAGCGGAGAATGCTGAACTGAGAGCGCAAGCTGATGCAGCGTCTAGTGCGGCACGAGAATTGGCGTTCGTCAAAGCAGGTATTGACCCTGACTTGCCGATCTCCAAATATTTCGTGAAAGCATATGACGGTGAGCTGACTGCTGACGCTATCCGTGAAGCAGGTATCGAAGCAGGACTTCTGAAAGACACGCAGGCTGAAAGCATCAAGCAGGAAGCCGGAACGTGGAATCGGAGTAACCAAATGGCGGCAGGTTCGGAAGCGGACGTGCCAGTAGATTTTGTTACACGCATTTCACAAGCAAAGTCTGCTGAAGAAGTTGACATGCTGCTGGCCGAAGCACGTTCACAACAATCTGCTCTTTAACTTTCAGTTAGGGAGCCTGAGCCGAAAGGCAGACCCCTAAAATGGCTGACGCATATACCCAGAAATCATCCGTATCTGTCGACCAGGCGGCATTTGACCGGCTTGCATATTTTGCTCTCCGGTCAGAGCTTCTGTTCGACGCTGTTGCAGACGTTACCCCTACCCAGCAGGCAATGCCGGGTTCAACGGTAACATTCACGATCTTCAATGATCTTGCCGCAGCAACCTCAACCCTTACCGAAACTGTCGACGTTGACGCAGTTGCACTGTCCGACTCGCAGGTGTCGGTCACCCTCAACGAATACGGTAACGCCGTGCTTACTACCGCAGCTCTTCGTGGAACAGCGTTCCTCGATGTTGACACGGTTGCAGCTAACGTTGTCGGCTACAACGCTGGTATCTCACTTGATTCCATCGTTCGTAGCGTCCTCGAAGCGGGTAGCAATGTCAACTACGGCGGCGGCGGTTCATCCACCCCAACTTCTCGTACAACCGTTCAGGTTGAAGACGAGTTGGAAGCCAACGACATCCGCAAGGTGACTGCCGAGCTTCGTGGCGACAATGTGCCAACGTTCAACGGAATGTACATGGGTTACATCCACCCCGATGTTTCCTATGACCTCCGTTCAGAAACCGGCGCAGCGTCATGGCGTGACCCACACGTCTATGTTGATACCGACATGATCTACAACGGTGAGATCGGTGCCTTTGAAGGTGTCCGTTTCATCGAGACACCGCGTGCGCCTCTGTTCGCAGACGCATCAGACGGTTCAGGATCAGCCGGCAACATCGATGTGTACGGCACGTTGGTGATGGGCCGTCAGGCTCTTGCCAAGGCACACTCAATCCAAGACGGCAACGGTCCTCTCCCGAAGATCGTTCGTGGTCCGATCACTGACAAGCTCGAGCGTTTCCAACCAATCGGTTGGTACTGGCTCGGCGGTTACGGTCGCTTCCGTGAGGCAAGCCTCCGTCGTATCGAGTCATCGTCCAGCATCGGCGCTAACAGCTGATCTGGC